ATGACTTTGTGATTATCCGGACCCTGAACGCTCGGGTTGGAACGGCGCTCGTTCCGCTCATGCCCGTATCTCAGGAGTTTCTCGGGAACGTCTATTCTGATAGCACCGTCACGGGTCCGCCGGCCTATTTCGCCATGTTCGGCGGCGATCAGGCAACCGGCGGCGCGACGTTCAACAATGTCCTGATCGGGCCGTATTCGGATCAGTCCTACCCAATCCTGGCATCAGGAACTCAGCGTCTTCCATCGCTCTATACGCAGGCGACGCCCGAACTGGCAGCAAGCGGAACCACCTTCATCAGCGCGCTTCTTCCCGATCTTCTGGTGCTTGCCAGCATGATCTACATAGTCGCGTTCTATCAGCGAAACGCGGGGAACGCGGGCGCCAATGATCCGCAGATGCCGTTCACATATGAAACCCAGTATCAAGCGTTCCTGAAAGGCGCGGGTGTCGAGGAGGCTCGCAAGAAGTTCATGGCGTCGGCTTGGTCGTCCATGTCGCCCCCAGCAGCCGCGACGCCTACGAGGTAGGCCATGGGGCACGCAACGGTAAAGTTCGCCCCCGGCGTCAATGTCAACGACACCCCGGCTCTGAACCAAGCCGGCATCTCGTCGTGCAACCTGATCCGCTACACCTTTGATTCGGTGGTTGGCGGCCTCGTGCAAAAGTTGGGCGGTTGGTCAAGATTTTATCCAAATACCATAAGCACGATCGTGCGCGCTTTGGTGGCTTGGCAGGATCTGAATGAGGTTCAACACCTCGCCTTTGGTACGAAAAACATCGGAAATACGAGTCAAGCTCAGCTCGGGGTGATCACCAACGGATCATTGCAGATCATTACGCCGCAGACGACGTTTACCAGTGAGACGGCGCAAATATCCGTTACGGCCGGAAGTTCAACGGTGACCATTACCGATCCGGTGGTGACGAACCTGACATCGTTCGACAGCGTCTATATCCAAACCCAAATCGCGATCGGCGGCATAGTGCTCTATGGCGTCTATCCGATCATGCAGGACACATCCACCGTCTACCAGATTACGGCAACGGATATCCTGGGGGCGGCAGAGCCAGCGGTCACGACTAGTTCCAGTCCGGTCACCGCAGAATTTTCAACAACTATGGGTTCCACCTCCGTTCTCGTCACTCTGCCTGGGCATGGATATTCTGTAGGATCGACCTTTCCCGTGCTGATATCGACAACTGTCGGCGGGATAACCTTCTTCGGAAATTACATCGTTCAGTCGGTGCAAAGCACGAGCGTGTTCACCATCTTGGGTTCGATCACGGCCAGTTCGACTGCTGGCGGTTTCATGAATGGCGGAAACGCCGCTTACCTGTACAGCCTTGACCCAGGGCCCGGAGCTGCGGCCACCGGCTATGGCATGGGCGGCTATGGCGACGGACCATACGGTGGCGCAAGCGAGTCCGGCGGCGCGGTCGGGACGCCGATTTCCGCCACGGACTGGACGCTGGACTATTGGGGCGAAATCCTGCTCGCCTGCCCTATAAACGGAAGCCTGTTCCAGTCCATTTTCGCCTGGGACCCCTTGTCCGGGGATGAGGTCGCTACCGCCATCCCGCAAGCTCCGCCGGTCAATGATGGGTTCCTCGTGGCGATGCCGCAGCGCCAAATCGTGGCGTGGGGCTCAACGGCAACGGGCATTCAAGACCCGCTGCTGATCAATTGGTGCGATGTCAACAACTTCAATTCGTGGATCGCTACCGTCACCAATCAGGCAGGATCTTATCGTCTGCCGAGGGGGTCCCGAATCGTAGGAGCAATCCAGGGCCCAACCCAGATCATCATTTGGACCGACATCGACGTTTGGGCGATGCAGTACATCGGAACGCCGAACATCTATGGATTCAATGAGATCGGCACCGGGTGCGGCATGATCGCCCGAAAGGCGGGGGTGTCGTATAACGGAGTGGTCTACTGGATGGGCCCATCGCAGTTCTACATCATCGCCGCGCCGACCGAGACCACGGCCGGCGGCGTTGAAACGCTTCCGTGCCCGGTATGGGATGTCATTTTCCAGAACCTTGATCAATCCAACCTGCAAAAGATCCGGGTTGCGGTCAATTCAAGGTTCAACGAGGTGGCATGGTTCTACCCCACACTTTCATCCGGCGGAGAAATTGGCGGGTATGTCAAATACAACACCCAGCTTAATGCCTGGGACTATGGGAATATCGCTCGTACCGCCTGGATCGATCAGTCCGTCCTGGGGCCTCCGATCGGCGCCGACCCGAATAGCCTGTACCTGTATCAGCATGAGACGTCTCCGGACGCCGATGGCCAGCCGATGAACAGCTTCTTCCGATCCGGATTCGCTGCGCTCGGTGAGGGCGATAGCATCAGCTTTGTCGATCAGGTATGGCCGGACATGAAGTTTTCCGCCTATGCCGGAATGCCGAACGCCACCCTAAACCTGACGTTCTACGGAGCGAATTATCCGAATGGTCCAGTTACGGTGAATGGCCCATTCTCATTTACGCAGTCCAACACATATCTTACCCCACGCGTTCGAAATAGGCTGATATCTCTTCAGATTGGATCAAATGATGTTGGGTCATTCTGGAGAATTGGATCCATGAGGTATCGGTTTTCTTCAGATGGTAGATTCTGATGGCGACGCTTACGGACCTACAAACTACAGCCCAATTACTTGTTCAGGCTGTAAACGGCCTGTCTCAGACCTATAAGCAGGTTCAGGGATTGGCCGGCCTTCCCGCCATCTCCGCAACCACGCTTGTCCAAGCCGGCGCTGGCCGAGTCTGCTCCGTCAGTGTCACCACAGCCGGAAGTGCGACGGGACTAATCTATGATAGCGGCTTAGCCACCAGCCTTGTGAGACCGATCTATGAGATACCCAACATGGTCTCTGATGAGCCGTATGTGGTGAACTTGCCAGTGAACTATGGCATTTTGGTTGCGCCGGGGACGGGTCAAGTCGTCACCGTGTCCTATAGCTAGGAACGCCATGGCCGGGGGAAATCATCAGCGCGACGGGGCGTTAAGGGACGCTCTGGCGATTGCACGAATGCACCGCGCCGACGGCGGCCAGATCCGCGTTCCCGATATCGCGCAAACGCCGCTCATGACTGGAGAAATCCAAAGCGCCGTCGCCGGTCGCACCGATCACCTCCCCATGCATGTGCCCGAGGGTAGCTACGTAGTCCCGGCCGAGGAGGTGTCGCACCTTGGCGAGGGCAATACCCAGGCGGGCTTCAAGGTGCTGCGACGGGTATTCACGGGTGATCCTTACGGCGCCGCTGGGGGCCAGCCCTACAACGTCTCAGGCGGCCCCTACGGCTCGACCGGGCGGGCCAAGGGCGGCAAGACGGGATCCGTGCCCATTGTCGCGGCCGGCGGGGAGTTCGTCATTTCGCCAAGTGATGTTAGAAAGGTCGGTAGCGGTGATTTGGACCGTGGACATCGCGTGCTGGACGCCTGGATAAAGCGAATGCGGAAGGATCAGATCAAGACCCTGCAGGCGCTTCCAGGCCCGGCAAAGAACTAGCATGAGCGATATCCACGTCCGCATCGGAACGCCTGACGACGTCCACCCGATGGTGGAAATCGCGCTTATGGCAGCACGAGAGAATGGCGTGCTAGCGCCTAATCCTGAAAAGTTGCTTCAGGACATCTGGCCGGCGCTGAACCGTGATCGCGGTATCGTGGGGATAATTGGCGCGCCAGGGGAACAGCTTGAGGCCACCGTTCTGCTGCGAATTGGTCCGATGTGGTACAGCGATGGCGACGTTCTTGAGGAGCGCGCCATTTTCGTTCATCCGGACTATCGGCAAGCCAAAGGCGGACGAGCCGCTCGCCTATGCGAGTTCTCCAAGAGCGTGGCGGATCAGCTCGGCATTCCCCTGACGATCGGCATCCTGTCCTCACAGCGCACAGAGGCCAAGGTCCGCATGTATCGTCGCATTCTTGGCGAACCGTCTGGGGCGTATTGGATCTACAACGGCAAGACCGGATCTGCTGGTGCGCTTTCGCCCACGCTATCCACTGAGATGGTGGAGAACTGACGTGGGGGGGAAATCCAGCACATCATCATCACAGACCACAATCCCGGCGAACGTACTACAGCAATACAATCAGGTTAACGCCAATGCTGAGCAAGTAGCTCAAACCCCATTTCAGCAATATGGCGGGCAGTTCGTCGCGCCAGTTAACTCAACTGAATCGTCTGCGATAAACAACATTACCGCTGACGCTAACGAGGCGCAGCCGTACTATCAGGCCGCGACCGGACAGCTTCAGCAGGCCCAGTCCGCAACGCAACCATATTATGCCGGCGCGACTGGAGACGTTGGCGTTGCTCAGGCCGCGGGTAACGGGTTAGCGAACGCATCCCTTGGCGAACTTGGATCATCGGTGCAGCAAGCTAGCCCGATCACCACCCAGCAGATCAATCAGTACCTCAGCCCCTATCTGACCGATGTGGCCGGCACGGAATCCCAGCTTCTCAGCCAGGAGAACCAGCAGGCTCAGGCGGGTCAGCTCGGCAATGCGATCACCTCGGGCGCTTTCGGTGGCGATCGGGCCGGGATCGCGGCGGCGAACCTCAACCAGCAGAACCAGCTTTCTAACGCCAATATCCTGTCGGGCATCCTGAATACCGGATACAACACCGCGCTTTCGACGGCGCAACAGCAGCAGGGCGTCGGCATCTCTGCGGCTCAGACGGCGGCATCGCAATTGGCGAGCCTCGGTCAGCAGCAATATACCCAGGGCATGGGAGCGTCCAATCAGCTCGCAACCCTGGGGCAGGATATCTACAACACGGGAGCCGCTACCAGCGCCGCGGAGGCCAACCTTGGAGCCGGGGCGCAGTCAGCAGCCCTGTCAGGCGCCCAGGCTCAGCTTGCCGCTGGACAGGTGTCTCAGCAAACTCAGCAGGCCCAAGACACGGCGGAATACAATCAGTTCCTCCAGCAGCAGGCCTATCCGTTCCAGACGGCGCAATTCCTGGCCAACATCGCGGAGGGGACTGGTGCGCTATCCGGGTCAACCACCACCAGCACCACGCCCGGCGGTCTGTTCTCTGACCGTCGCCTGAAAGAGAACATCCGCAAGGTCGGCAAGCTGAAGGATGGTCAGACCATCTACTCGTACAACTACAAGGGCGACAACGTCACCCACATTGGCCTCATGGCCGATGAGGTGGAAAAAAAGCATCCCGAGGCTGTGGGCCTGTCCGCCGGCTACAAGACCGTCGATTACGACAAGGCTACGGAGGATTCAGCGGAGCGGAAGCGCTATGCCGTTGGCGGTCTCGCCGGCTATGGCGATAGCAATCTGGGCGCCATCACGCAGGCGGAACAGCAGATGTTCTCCAACGCCGGTCTTGGCGCGGCCGGCATGGGTGGAGGCGGTGTGCGCGGTGGGTCCTCCTACGTTCCGCAAGCCAACCTGCCAGTGCAATCGCTTCATGCTGCGCCGGCCCCACAGCCGACTCAGTCCGGACTGACTCAGGCGACGCAACTGGCCAATTTCGGCAATGCGGTGACCCCTGGCGTAACGACGGCCGCAAAGTGGGCTCAAGGCCTCGGTAAGGCCTCGCAGGCGAACGATAACGGCCTTGGCTCTGGATCTATAGACTTTGGCGATGACGATGTGGATGCGGTCTGGCGCGGCGGCCGTCTTGGACGGGCGATCGGTGGCGCGACGGACGATGATCCCTATCAATCGCCGGATGATCTGGATATCCCTGACGACCAGCCACATGCGCAGCTGAATCCTGCGCCGGCTCCAAAGCCTGCCTCTGGCGGCCTTCTTGGCGGACTTGGCCAACTGTTCGGAATTGGTAAGGACGC